TGACCCCGGGTATGACCTAATTTTGGATCGGAATTGGGGGAAGGTGGTGGGTCTCCTTTTTTGGTCTGAAATTCCTCATGACCGGGTGGGACCTAATTCTGATCCAAAATTCCTCATGACCGGGTGTTAAGGAATTTTGGTCTGAATTGTGAAAAGGTGGGGACCAAGCCATCTCGGATTTTTTTCGGTGGTCTGGGTCTCGGCGGTCGGCTCCCGGCGGACACACGACGCGCTTTTTAGAGGGGTGGTCGTATTTTCTTAAAATTACACGAGGGATTGTCCAAGCGGCGTCAAACGAGGCGGCGGCACCGGAGCGAGATCAGGTAATGAGTTGCCGTAGGTGCGCGGCGTCTTGGCGAACAGCTTGCACTCGTGCGGAACGTGTGTAGTCATGCGCAACTCCTTGAAAGTCTTGCGCCGCTTCTCCTGCACCTTGACGGATGCCATGGAGCGAGGCACCATACACACGTACGCCACTGCGCGGACGTTTGGGCTTGGGCGCGTCTTGAGCGGCTCCGAGCCGCAGTGGAAAGTGCGCGAGTCCCAGATGACGAGCGAACCGGCCGGCGCCTCCACGCGGACCCGAGGACACTCGGCAAAGAATGCCTTCTGCTCTTCCGTGGCCAATCGGAACCAATTTTCTTTTGAATTTGTGAGACCGAATTTCTCACCAAAATCTTTGTGCAGTTTGTGACTGCCCTCCATGTACATGAACGTCGCGTCACCGGGACGCAAGTCGCGCAGCGTCACGAATGCCTGGAGAATGCGCGGCTGGTCGGGAGTGAAGCGCATGTCCGTGTGTAGCCAGTCGTTGCCGCGATACCACCCGCGGCGCGTCTCCTCGGGCGGCAGGTGCAAACTCACGCCGTCAAAACTGGTGATTAGATCCTCCGGTGCACAATTCCAGAGTTGTGCAAAGGTGCCCACGACTGATGGATGCTGACGCACGTCCCACACCCACTGCATGTGCCCAACACTCCAGTGCTGGACGAGCATGGAATGAAGAGGGAAAAGGTCATAAAGAGTGCGCCACGTGGCTGGGTCCCGTTGGAGCCGACCCTTGGTCAAGTCCGAAAACTCGACCCACATTTGATCCTCAAGAGCCGTGCACTCGGCGGGGGTGAGGATGCTAGGAATGACAGCAACTCCATGAGTCTCTAGACGCTCCATTTTGGATTGAAATTCAGGGCCCTCACGCGATCCTTGCCCCGCACATGACATTTTTTTGGTTGGACCATCGGGAAGGACGCGTCTAATTGGCTTTGAGATGTTATATACATAGCAAATTAGGCGTCGACTTTGACCTCACAATCTTGTGCTCGTCTAGGTCCATCAATGCACACTCGACCGACACGACCCGCCTTAGGTACGCCTTCGCATCCGTACAAATCTGTCTCAAAATATATTGTGCCAAGTCACGACCTCGGTAAATGATCCAACACTTACCGAGGAGCTTCGTGAACACCTTTTCCATTTTGCATCTAAAATATCTAGACTAAGATATTTTCGGCGCACTTTTTTAACTCTGGGTCCGACTCCATAGCCCTCCGTTCGTTACCATAGATCTTTATCATCTCGGGCATCTCGGTGGTCTTGAGCTCGCACAGGCTCTTGACCGACTCCGCGGGTTTCCAGTCGTTCGTGACCGAGTGCTTGAACGGCCCATCCTCCGATGGGTACACGTGAATTTTGTTCCTAATTTCATCTGTAGTCATCTGGGTCTGCATGACCGCTTGGGCAGCCAGGTACACGTTCAGGTAGTCTGGTTGGGGTATGTTCTGTATATCAACTCCTCGAGCCTTCACGTGTTCTTTATAGTCCGACTCCTTCTCGAGTGAGTTCATGGTCATCATTTCGTCTCTCAATTTTGAAACAAAATTGGAACCCTTGGGACAGGCAAAGAACCAACTCTCTATGACCGGGTACTCTGACTTGGTCGTAGACCCTTGACGATAGTACCCTATGAAATCAGACCCCTTCTTTTTCTGTTCCTCGATGACCCAATCCCATGACCGGGTGGGAACCACTGACGCGTCCGACCACACTCCCCCGTACTTGGGGAGGATATGAAGCCTCACAAAATCCGACTGCCTTGGCTTTGTGTCCGCGAATTTTAGTTTAAAAATGTCCGTCTCGGGAAGGTAGTCCTTGAGGTTCTCTGGGTTCAGGACCGTGATGGACCAATCGGGGTGCAGCCGTCTCCACTTGTCTATGCATTTTGAAACAAAATCCGGAGGGTCCTTCGAGTCCCAATATGTCCATATGGTCTTTGGTATCTCTTGACTAAAGGGCTCCTGTCGTCTGACCCATAAGAGCCAAAGGACGGTAACCACAAGGACCGCCAAGAGGACGGCCCACATCTAATTTTAGTTTGGAAATTATTCGTGACCCTTGAATACACAGTCAAGTTCCGGCTTGGTGTCCAATAATTTACGGTCATGATTATGAAACTTTACTATTGTTGGTTGGTTGGGTTCACACACCGACTTGACAGCGTCATAGTTGTTCCACCCGTGCTCATACATGTGCTTATAAGGTCCTTTATTTGCGCTCATAAAATAGCACGTCTTCTGAATCTCATCAACCGTCATGCCAGTTTGCATAGCATCTTGTGCAGCCAAGTTTATTGCCAGATAATTGAGCATCCAGGCATGAGTCTTTTGGAAATCCACATTTCTTTTACGGAGGTCTGTTAGATAATCTGTTACAGAATCAAAGTTTGATATACTCATAAACGAGTCCCGCCATTTCGTCACTAATTTACCACCCGGAACGGTTGCGAAAAACCAGCCCTCTATACACGGCCATTGGGGCTTGGTCGTATAGTGCTCAATGTAATACCCAACGAATTCGTGTTTGGAATTTGTAGGGAAATCGAAAGGACGTGTCATGAGGATGGACGCATCGCACCACACGCCTCCATACTTGGCCAGAATGTTGAGGCGGATGATGTCGGATTCACGTGCAGGAGAATCGTTGAACTTTACACTCTTGACATCAAAGTCTATGTACTGTCTGAGGTTCTTGGGTGTAACCACAGTAATCGTATAGTCTGGGTTATATTTCTTCCAAGAATTGATGCACTTTGTGACGACTGGGGTCAACTCGTCAGAGTTCCAGTACGTCCAAATTTGTTTCGGAATTATACTGTCTGTACCGAACGTACTGGTTCTTCGCATGATCACGAGAATCAAAATCAAGGTGGCCAATCCGAGTATGACCAGCCACATTCCTACTATCGCATATCAAAATTTTCCGTGATGGTAGGGACCGCGCATTGTGAATATCGGCACGAAACTATACGCATAGTCGTGTTGAAGTGATTCCTAAGCTCGTCTAGGGATTCCACCAGTTCTGAACATTGGCCACTGGCGACAAATCCCTGAAACAAGTCGTTGAGGACGGTCGTGTACATCTCCAAAACCTGGTGGATCTCCCCTTTGCGCTGCCGAGCCTTCTCGCGCTGCTGAATTTTCTTCTTAAATACATCCTCATTTATGTCGCCTATCATAAACTTGATGCGGAGGTCACGGTTGTCCCCGTTTCCAGTCGTGTACCGGGGCATCACCGCCCACTGACAATGTGCGTGAGTGCGATGAGCCGCTGCAACTCGGAGATGGAATATGTGTGTTCGAGGACACAAACGCACCACCAAGTGCCAATCAGGGAAACCGCCGCACGGCACATCACCTGGGTTGCGCTGCAGGGTTCCGCGCTGACGGTGGTACTCGTAGTAATGAGGGTTGTGGATGGTGCCCGTCTCGATGCGACCCGTCCGCCAACTGAACGCAGTGTGACACTGGGTACAGTACATCTGGTCACATCCGTCGATTTTGAAAATCATCGCTGCACACTTCGGACAGTTGCGTGAATCCCGTGCCAGAAGCTTGGCCGTCTCGACGCTATTAGGGTCGCACGTGTGTGGACCGTCCTTGTCTTTCCCCTTGACCTCGTGACACTCTGGGCACGTCCAGTTGTCGCACATGCCGCACTTCCACGCCGTGCTCAAAAACCCGCGACAATCAGATGCAGGACATGCGCGAACAAACTGGCGCTTTTCATGTTCCACCTGCCCACCGTGAATGCGATTTATGAGCTGATTCTGATACCACTCTAGATGTTGAATATCCAGTCCCAAGTTGGTGATCACTCGACGCTGATCTGTAATGAGCTTGTGTCGAAGAACGAACGCATCAAATTCATTGTCAAATCCATGCTCAACAGCCAAAGGTCCGAGTTGAAGCCCAACTATAGAGTTGAGTTTATCAGTTTGGGCTTTGATGTTCAGGGCGAGACCCGCTATTTCCGTGGCCGATTTGCGCACCTTGCGCTCGAGTTCCACATAAGGTTGGGTGGCAGGCATAAGACTCTTTTCGCGCTCGAGGAGCAACGACTCGCGCCTATTTTTGTAGTCGCGACCAACGAATTTTAGAGTGAAATTGTTCACCAAAATTTCGCGAGACCACGACTTGCGGCACGACATGCAGTGCGCATCCTGTGTGGTCTCTAGAAGGTACCGCTCAGAGCATCCTGAACATGCACTGAATGGACAATAGGGACAAATGGTTTTTGAACGAGTCGAGCGGTTGAATGTTTCGCAACACACGTCGCAACTCATTTCTTATTATCTATAGTAGGCTTGGTTTTATCCTGACGCAAGTGGGGCGGGACGTAACTCGATTTTTTAACCTTTATTCCGTGCTTGGAAACGATAACTGGTATTTCAAGATCATCGTCATGCGCCCAAGGTTCTATGGGGTCATCGTCCGTCATGTCCGCCCAGCGGTTACTCATTAATAGAGCCAGGCATCTTCTTTTTAACAACCTTGATCACCTTCTTGGTCTTGACTTTGGGTGTAGGCTTGTTGGCGCTCGGGAACTTGGCGAAGATCAGGTCGAGCACTGCTTGGCGCTCGTCGGCGGTGTCCTCCATGTTCTGGCACCATTGCCTGTACTTGGAGACGCGAAGCTCCGTGTGACCAGAGGCGAGCATAGCGGCACACATCTCTTCGCACGGCGGCCGGCGGTCCTTGTACTTGGCGAATAGAGCAATAAAAGGCGCAGGGTCAAGTGCGGGCGCATCTGGCTTGCCCGCCTCGGACCGCGGGTGCTCGAGGTACCAGTCCTCACACCGTTTGACGAACTCCTCTGGATGGTCCATGTGCTTTGCGATGAACTCGTAGTCACAGGGAGGCGTCCACTCCTTCTGCTTGGGTCTGGTGGGGTTGCAGCCCTGCCGCATTTTGTCCAGGATTTGGCCAACAACGCTGGGGTGGCCCGAAGGGATCCGAGCCTTGGGAACTCCACCGACCCACCGTGAGACCACACCGCCTCCAGGCAAGGCGCTGGACACGAACTGGGTCGGCACGTTCCGGCGAGTGCGAGGGATGGGGCGCTTGTGAGACATTTTGAGGTGTCTCTGATAAAGCCCCCGAGTCTTTTGGGCCCGACAAGACACGAATTTTTTGGTTATGTACTAATAGATGTTTGTGCCCTTACTCATTAAGCTCATACACTGGCTGGTTTTCCTATTTATAATTCTTGCGCCTTTTTTTGGTGATGATTACCTGTTGTCGATGCACCTGCTTATTGTGCCGTTCATCATGCTACACTGGGCCACTAACCAGTCGGTATGTGCTTTGACAGAAATAGAAAAGTTAGTGACGGGGGCGGCTCGGGACGAGGAGACCTTCTTCGGAAAGGTGGTGGGGCCCATCTACAAATTCAAGACTCAAAAGGAGGAGAACCTGTTCGTGTGGACGGCTATGACGACTCTATGGGTTGTAACTTTCGTGCGATTACAAAAGACTGATTTTGCTCACTTGCGTGCGGACATCCGCACTCTGCGCGCTGCTTGGCCCTTCTAGTCCTCCTCCTCGTACTCCTCCTCGCCGCAGCCCAGCTCCTCGACCTCCTCCTCGGACTCCCCCTCAGAGTCCCCCTCGTTTAGGAGGGCCTCAAGGCGCTCAGCGATCGTGGGCACCTTGGCCGGGGCCGTCACCACCTCAAAGTCCGTCTCGGCGTCCGTGAGGGGGTTGCCGTGCGAGGCGCAGAGGTTGCAGGCCTCGTCAGTCTCCGTCAGCGGGTGCGTGTGCACCGGCTGGTCGGGCTTCTTAGCCTTGGGCTCCTTCTTAGCCTTGGGCTCCTTGGCCTCGGTCTCACCCAGAGACTGCTTCAGGTGGCGCTTGCAGAACACCTCACCCTTGAGGGCGCTGAACTTGCAAGGCTCCTTCTTGCTGGTCTGAGCGGTACAGCAAGGCTTGTCCTTGGGCACCTTGGTGGCCTTGGCGACCTCCTTGGCGTCCGGGGCGGCCCCGTCCACCACCTCGACCGACTTGGGCTCCTTGGTAGCCTTCTTAGTGTACTTGCGAGGCACCTTGATAGCCATCTCGGCCGTCTCGAGGTACTTCTTGTTGAGCTCCTCGAAGTCGAGGCTGTACTCCTTGGCGATCCGCTCCACAAACTGGCGGTCGCGCTCGGCAACCAGGGCGTTGATAGCGTCAGCGAAGGAGGCCATTTGTTTTTTGGTTGGTTGTAGAGTTGGGTAGGTGTTTAAGTGGCTCTCGCAACACACGATTTTCTCTCGTGTGTCGGGGGAGGCTGTTGGCTTTTTGGGTGATTAGACTTTGGGCGACCCAAACCCTGACTCGCACAAAACACGTTTTTTACTTACTGAAGACCCCTTCACGGACCCATGCATTACACACGTATTTCGTACCCGATGAAATGGGTAGACCTGCGTGGAGCGCCTTGGGGTGGCATTTAGGCTCGTCATTCGCAAGGGGTTTGAAAAATATGGCCGAACCAGGGGGTGCCTTCATTTTCACGTCCCCGTGGTCAGGGAAGTGAGTTTCTCCATCCGTAAATTCATCATTCAAATATACGAGCAGAGTTCCGACCCGTTGACCACCCTGCGTTTCGAAACTTTTACACGCCTCTGAATCGTCGCAGCAAGAATCGTGGTGGGCCCTGTAATAGGTGCCAGGTTTGTACCGGACAACCTGGAGGTCTTCACAGCACCCCAGATGCTTTCCTGTCATTTCACACGCCTTGGCGAACACCTTTCTGGCCACAGGGTCGTCCTTGGGTATCCACGCCGTCTCGCTGGTACGGGAAGAGTCCTGACCGTCCACGCCGACGACGGTGCTCGGCGCGAATAATGAATTTGCCTTTTCAATGAGATATTTACAATCATCCTTGGTCAATACGGAATCGACGACGACTGGAGGATCCCACGGGTTTGTGTTTCCCGTGAACCCACGGCCGCCGTTTCGCCACGTGATGGCGATCCACGTGATGAGGATCAGTGCCGCCACGAGTGCAAAGTAGATCCACATCTACTAAGGTCACTTAATTTTTTTGAGCGCTCTGTTCACGGCCACGGCATTCCTGCGCGCCGCCCGCAGGTTTTCTAAATTCAAATTCACGAGCAAAGGACCCGTCGAGTTGGCGATCGGTACCAGATTCTTGTAGTACGTGCGTTTTTTGCGAATAACTTTCATGAGTTCCTTGACCCTCTCAGCATTCTTCTGACCCTTTTCCTTGGCCTTTCCTATCAAGGGATTTCGTTTTGAAATTAGGCCGCCGTGAAGAAGTGAACCGGACAAGAGCGCCAGTGAGTCTTTGAGTTGGTATCTTAATTTTTGGATGGGAATTCCCGCCTTGTAAGAGAATGGAAGGTGGAGCATGTCACGGGACGCGCGTGGGTAGACGGCAAGAGCCGTGTCCACGAGGTCGGTCACCTCCTTCTTGCCCGTGATGATCTGCCACGTCATAACCTGGTAGACCCGTCGTCCAGTTCCTGGCACCTGAAGGCGCGGCGCGTCATACGCTGATCTTTTGAATCTGTTGACGCGGAGGGAGGCGTTGATGCCTTGGTAGTGTCTGTTTAGGTATCCGATGAAACCTTTCAGATGTTCGTACATGATGGTGCGCATCGTGAGAGCATACGTGGACACGAGCTTTTCAGACGCGAGTTTGCGTGGCACGGCGAATGTAAAATCGAAATCAGCCGTCCGTCTAATTTTAGGCGGAAGTTCCTTACCAAGGGCCATGAGGTACAGACGGACGCCCATACCTCCGGTACAAAATATGGTCAGGTTACCACCGTACGGCCGGACGAGCCGCGTGGTCTTTTTACAGTAGTCCATGAATATGCGTGGAAGTGCCGAAGAGAACGACTTTTCGGAAATGACTGGCGCGGGGCCGCGCAGGCGCTCAATCTTCTGGTACGCGTTGTTGAGCATAATTTCGTGATGAAATGTACCCCCGTGGAAAATGGACTTTTTAGCAGGGGCGTAGTAGCCGTCGTAACCTTCGGGTATCAGGAACTCCCGCGCAAGGGCCCCAAAAGTCTTCTTGTTCAGCTCCTTGTAACTGAGGCGCTGACCCTCGCGTGTGTTTGTCTCCTTGGGGAGCTTTCCTGCATTCTTACCGAGGAGCTGACGGACAGCCGCCACTTGTTCCCCTATCGTGATGCCCGTGCCTAGGACTATACGCAGGAGACCCTTCGTGTCGCTCGAGATGGGGTACTTGCTGCTCAGAAGGATTGCTATATTTTTGTGCGTCAGGTCAAACAGACGGAGCGTCTTTTTGACTCGGAATCCACAAGGGTTTCCGTAGTTTTTCGCGGTTGGGAAACTCTCTGTGAGGTAGAAGAACCGCGTGTCGCGCAGAAGCACCTGGCAGGGAATACCCTCGAGGCCCTTGTACAACACCTTCCCTGATGGGAAAATCGTCTCTGTAAAGACCATCCTAATATTGAACCAGAAATAAATATTTAGAATTGACAAGATGGCGAACCGGTATGTCGGCCTCCTCATGAACTCCCGTACACAGGCCCACGCCTTTCACCTCACGACCAGCTCCTTCGCTGAGCACAAGGCACTCCAGGCCTACTACGAGGGTATCGTCCCTCTTTTGGACTCGTGGGCCGAGGCGTACATGGGCAAGTACGGCCGCCTCCGCCGCGTCAGTTTGAACAAGCGCTTTATGAAAGACCCAACCAAGGCTCGCGCCTACTTCAAGAGCCTTTTGGCGCGTGTTCGTGCCATCCGCCTTCCGCGCGGCGACACATACCTGAAGAACATTCAGGATGAAATTACGGCCCTGATCCGTTCAACTCTGTACATGCTCAGTCTTAAGTGATTTGTACCATTCAAAAGTCTCCTTCAATTTTGTTTCAAAATCTGGATCCTCTTTCCACCCGAGTGCGTTGAGTTTTGAACTATCTATACAGTATCGAGAGTCATTGTGTGGTCGAGGATCAGGAACGCACTTGATTTGAGTGAAGACACCTGAAATATCGGCAAGCATTTCGTACATTTCGATGATAGAGTACTCGAATTTCGTGCCGATGTTGTACGTCTCTCCAACAACGCCTTTTTGTAAAAGAACCTCAACCGCCCGGCACACATCTGATACATGAATGAAATTTCTCCGCATCTCACCCGTTCCATGGATGGTCACTGGTTTTCCCTCTAAAATTTGGTCGATGAAAATAGGCACTACCTTTTCTGGATACTGCTTCGGACCAAACACGTTGTTCCCGCGAGTGATGATACATGGCAGATTGTAGCACTTGGTGTACGCCTTGACGTAAAGTTCAGCCGCCGCTTTACTTGCGGCATATGGATTCATCGGGTTCAATGCGGTTGACTCGTCACACGTCACGTGACCTTCCACCTCACCATACACCTCATCCGTACTCACATGTATAAACTTTTGAATCCGTCCATAGTTCCGAACCGTCTCTAGAAGAACATGCGTTCCAAGAACGTTGTCCCGTGTAAACTGAAAAGACTGCTCGAAACTTAGATCCACAAACGACTGCGCCGCAAAGTGAACAACATGGGTCGGTTCATGTAGACGAAACACTTCCTTCATAATTTGCTTGTCGGTGATATCAGCCAAAACAAGAGTGTATCGGGGAAGTTCTCCGTCGACGTTATCAACTCGTGCACAATAGTCGCACTTATCCACATTTACAATCTGAACTTCTGAATGGTTTTTTACCATGTACTCGATGAAATTTGAACCTATAAATCCAAGCCCCCCTGTGACTAGAAGCTTCATATATTGATAAAGCAGAGAAACTTTATATGTTAAATGTCCGCGATCATTACTTCATCCGGTCGCTCCGTGATACTTGACGAGTCTGACCCTCGTGTAGCGGCCCATCTCCGGGATCCAAAAGGGTTTGCACAGTTCATCATCCGCCAGATTAACTCGGACCGCATTTATGACGTGTGCCTCAAGGACAAGACGGACCTAACGATTCTGGATATTGGCGCGAACGTGGGACTTTTTACTCTGTACGCACAGGATTCAGCCAAGCGTCTCATTGCAGTCGAGCCCACCCCATCCCACCAGTACATCTTTGATAAGCTGACCAACGAGAGCAAGAATGTGGAGTTTGCCAAAGTGGCTCTGTGCGACACTGATGGTCCGGTTGAGTTTTATATTTCAGAAGAGAATTCGACTATGAACTCAATCGTAAACAAGTACGGTAACTCCATTCAGGTGGAGGGTCTGTGTCTCAAGAGTCTACTTGATAAGTACGAACTCGACAAGGTGGACTTCTGTAAGATTGACATCGAGGGTTCCGAGATGCGCGCCGTGACAGTTGAGACGCTCGGTGCTGTTTTTGACCGGATTGACCAGATTTTCATCGAGTGTCATGCAACCGTGCCCAACTTCACCCACATGGATATTATATCTAATCGAATCAAGATGGAGGAGGTGTTCAAGAAGGTGGGCTATCAGACCAAGGTGGTGAACTTTGACACTATTCACGCGTATAAAGCTTAGAGTCAAATAGTCTATAATGAAGGTTCTGCTGACCGGCAAGAACGGATTTATAGCACGGCACCTTTTCAAACAGCTAGTGCTAAACGGCGATGATGTGCAGTCTGTTGGCCGTGTAACGCCAGAAGAAATAATAACAGTCTTGAATGAATTTAAACCCCAAATTATTTACCATCTCGGAGCTGAACTCAAGCGATCCGATAAAATGTTCGACTCGAATGTGGTCCTGACATATGCCATCATCGAGTGGTGCGTAAAAAATCCAGTAGAGCGTCTTGTCCTGTTTGGATCCTCGAGCGAGTACGGAAATGTGAACAGGCCACGCGCCGAGAGGGACCTTCCTCTTCCGACAAACATGTACGAGGCGACCAAGTCGGCGACCGCTATGTTAGCACGAGGTGCTGCCCACCAATACAACGTTCCGATCTTGTTCATACGTCCTTTCACTATTTACGGTGAGGATGAAAAGCCTACAAAACTTACTCAAATTTTGTTTCAAAAAATGAAAGACGGTTCTGTTCTCAAACTGACTGACGGGTTCCATGACTACATGTACATAGACGACTTCATAGAAATCCTTTTGTCCGTGGTGGAACGGGGCGGAACTGAAAAGTTTACGCTCTTGAATATTGGTACCGGATATCAGACAACTAATATTCAGTTTGTGATCATTTTTCAAAAGATCACCGGCTACAAATTTCCAGTTGAAATTATTGAAGGAATAGGCCCACCAACATGGATGGCAGACACGCACTCCCTCGAATCAAAGTTTCGAATTAATTTGGATCAGGCAAGGAACCTCGAACATGGGATAAGGAGGATGATATCTGCTTACAAAAAGCAGAATGGAGAAGAGAATTGTTGAGCTGACTCATAAGCACAAATTGGGTCACCTTGGGAGTTGTCTGACGGCCCTTCCAATTTTGGATCACATTTACAAAACAAAAAAAGATTCTGACATCGTTGTGTTGAGCTCGGGTCACGCGGGTCTTGCTCTGTACGTGGTTCTCGAAAAGTACGAGGGTCGTGATGCAGATGCACTCGTGGATAAACATGGCGTCCATCCCAACCGCGACACGGAGAACGGCATACACGTTTCTACCGGTTCTCTTGGGTCTGGTATTCTCGTTGCTGTAGGTTACGCACTCGCCGACCGTTCACGTGACGTTCACGTCGTTATATCGGATGGTGAGTGTGCAGAGGGTTCCGTATGGGAGGCGCTGGCCTTTGCATACAAGGCGGACCTAAAAAACCTCAAGGTCCACGTCAACGTCAATGGATACTCGGCATATGATCCAGTCAACAAGTGGCACCTGTGGTTTCGCCTCAAGGCGTTTTTCTGGAGGACGCAGGTTTGGTTCACCAAGACGCCGTCCATTGATTTTCTTGAAGGACTAAAGGCTCATTATCATGTGATGAGTGAAGAGGATAAAGATAACCTTACTGAACTCCTTAATGAGGAAGCAGTTTGCGAAGATGCTTCACGAAGCTATGAGCAACGATTCAAGAATCTTCTTAATCACTGCGGATCTTGGATATGGTATCCTTGACGACATTCGTCGGGACTTTCCAGATCGGGCGGTAAATGTCGGTTCGTGTGAGCAACTGATGATTGGCACAGCAGTAGGACTCGCCAACTCCGGGTTCGTGCCCGTGTGTTATTCAATCACCCCTTTCCTCTTGTACCGCCCGTTTGAGATGATTCGCAACTATGTGAATTACGAGAAGCTTAACATTAAGCTCGTAGGGTCAGGGCGTGACAAGGATTACTCACACGATGGAATCACACACTGGGGTGATGATGACCTGATGATTATGAAGTGCCTATCTAACATCAGCCTTCTCAAGCCAAAGGAACTGACGACAGAAGTTTTTAAGAATTTTATAAGCACGTCAAAACCAACTTACTTAAACCTTAGCCGGTTCTAATTTGCAATGAAGATTGTGTTCACGTCGCTCCACACCGACAACTATCAGTCTTTGGCTGACATTACTCTCGAACAGAATAAACGAAAGTACTGTGAGCTCCATGGGTATCCACTCGTTACTATGACCGACGGGTGGTTGTACGAACGCAAGGCAATTGGGTTTGACAAGATCACACTTATTCGTGACGCCCTGAAAAAGTATCCAGATGTGGATTGGGTATTTTTCAGTGAGAGTGATGCGATGATTACGAATTTTAAAATTAAATTGGAACAGTTTGCCGATGAACGGTTCCATTTTATCCTTCCAGCGGACATCAATGGGACCAACTGTGGAAACTTCATGCTCCGCAATTCTGAGATTGGGTTGGCATTTCTGAACAGTATCGAGTGCGCGGGTTCAATTTATAAGCATCACCCGATGTACGAGAATCAGTACATTCAGGACTGTGTGACTGGAACCTTTTGGCGGTCGGTAATCAAGGTGGTGCCACAACGGCTCTTCAACTCATATGACTATACCACCATGCCCAAGTATGCACATGTGGAACACAAGGATGCGCTCGGTGTGAATGGTCAGTGGCAATCGGGTGATTTCATGATTCATTTCCCGGACAAAAAATTGGACGAGCGCATTCAACTCGCTAAAATTTATTTAGAGAAGGTAATCAAGTAATTCATAATGTTGGTTGACGCGTTTATGTTTTACAACGAGTATGACGTGCTAGAACTCCGTCTCGAATGTCTCGACAGGTACGTTGACCGTTTCGTACTTGTCGAGGCCGAGGTGAATCACGTGGGTGGCCCAAAGCCCCTCTATTTTAACGAAAATAAGGAGCGTTATGCCAAGTGGCTCCATAAAATTGAGCACATCGTCGTCAAGGCTGACGAGGCACCCAAGGACGAGAACCCATGGAGTCGTGAAAAGTATCAGCGCGAGTGTGTACTACGCGGACTTGCTGATGTACCCGATGAATCAATTGTCATGATTTCTGACGTCGATGAAATTCCCGACCTCAAGATTGTGCCCTATGAAAAACTTCCGCATCTGATAAATTCAGTTCATATGTGGATGTTTCAATATTCACTTGATTATCTATTCACGGGAGAACCCTGGTTCGGAACCGTGATAACAACATGTGAAGTTTTCAAGCGTATGGGTCCGAATCAACTTCGGGACAACCGTTGGAAGTTTCCGTTTATTCAGTATGCAGGTTGGCACTTGAGCAGTTTTGGAGACGCGAAACACGTTCTCAACAAGATGCGGACGTTTGCACATGCTCTTGACAATAACGGTCACCGGCATCTACAAACAGAGGAGAACATTGAACAGTGGATTGAGAGAGGAGTATGGCTTGATGGAAAAACAGAACTTACACCCCGCCCACCCGAGGTACCTCTACCTGCACCTGTCGAAGTTCTTCGTAAGCTAAATCTGGGGAAGTTCGCATAAATCGCGCCTTGGCCTTGAGGAGCCTCAGAATATCATCGACGTGGAGAAACCTGAAAAAACGACGCTTGGCGTTCATAGCTTGGAAACCCCCTGAACGCTCTTCGATGAGCCCCTGGCACACCGGCCATGTCACCTCCCTGAGCTCACCCAATTCCGCCTCTAAATTGTCAAGTCGACGGAAGACGTGGCGCTCAAAGTCCGATAGGGACCCCATTGTACTACCAGCCCTCTAGACGTTTATTTACTTGTGGTCCCCACAATTGTAATTTATGCACATGGCGGCGGCAACCGCAAATAGGAGACCGAGCCACTGAATCCAGTGGGTGAATTTCTCGCCAAAAAACAGCCAGGCTGTGATTGCGCCACCAATCACAATCATGGCTTCCCACATGATACAGGTCCACATCATGCTCGCACTGGACAGCGTCTTTATGAGAAAGAACAGAACCGCCATCCAGGCCAACACGCCGAACATCAGGTTGTGATGCTTGCCCTCATCCGCGAACCACTTCAGGTGGGCATTACCTATGAGTTCGGCGGCCGTCATGGCCAGCACATATATGAAGCTCATCTCTTGTAATTCCAGAGAAACTATTTTCAGGTCAAAATTCAGATGGACTCCTGGGTACCCTGGTTGGCCTCGTGGTTTCCTATTGGCCCGCTGGACCGTCGTGGCCGTGAAACTCTTTTGACGATTTTGTTCAAAAATCCACTCGAACTGAGGGTGGCTATACTGGGTTATCAAATAAGGAAAATGTTCCTAGGTCCTTTATATGAAGGCTGCTCTCATAACCGGGGTGACGGGCCAGGACGGCAGCTACCTGGCTGAATTTTTACTCGAAAAAGACTACTCAGTGTATGGTCTGGCTCGGTACTGTTCCGAGAAGAAGCATGAGCGGATCGAGCACCTGAAATCTCATCCAGAATTCAGGCTCCTGGAGGGCGACTTGACGGACACCGCCAGAATCAACTCCATCATCTGTACGCTCGGTTCCACATATGACCTGGTGGAAGTCTACAACCTCGGGGCCCAGTCCCACGTGAAGCTCTCTTTTGACCAGCCCGAGTACACGGCCAATGTGGACGCCATGGGGACCCTTCGGATCCTCGAGGCCATCCGCCAATCCAATTTGGGAGCTAAATTCAAGTTTTACCAGGCGGGAACGAGTGAGATGTTTGGGAAGGTTCAAGAGCCGGTACAGAACGAAAGGACCCCATTTTACCCACGGAGCCCCTATGGCGTTTCAAAGCTCTTCGGGTACTGGATCACCAAAAATTACCGCGAGTCGTACGACCTGTTCGCCTGTACAGGCATTCTGTTCAATCACGAATCGGAGCGGCGGGGCTCGGAGTTTGTGACGCGCAAAATTACCCTCGGTCTGGCTGAGTGGAAAAAGTCAGGCAAGGCTATCGAGCTTGGCAACATGGACGCAAAGCGCGACTGGGGTCACGCACAGGACTACGTCGAGGCCATGTGGCTCATGCTCCAGCAGCCTGTTCCAGAAGACTTTGTGATTGCTACTGGTGAGACTCACAGCATCCGCGAGTTCGTCGTGTTGGCGTGTGACGCTCTAGGGGTCGCGACCCGCTGGTCGGGCACTGGCGCTGACGAAACGTGTGTCGACGTGGCAACTGGTCAAGTTATCGTCAAGGTGAATCCAGAGTTTTACCGACCGGCCGAGGTGGACGTGCTCATAGGAGACGCGCGGAAGGCCCAAGACCAACTGGGCTGGCGGCCAAAGATTTCGTTTCGTGAACTGGTTAAGCGAATGATCACACACGACTCTCGGAAATAATTTTACTCGCAAATAACAGATGAATAAAGTGGAGATTATCCCACGTGGAAAGACCCTTTATCACGGGACAAAATCTAAATTTAGTTCTGGGATTCCCATGGGTCAAAAAGGAACGTGGTTCGCAACGAACCCAGTCCAAGCTATTTTACACGCGGCGTCGAGATCAAGTGAATGGAAAGATGAACCCATGTATTTCTATATCTACAAGACTGAAAAGCCTCTCAGGGTTCTCAAGTTTGACTCGAGCAAGAACATGAACAATTGGGCGGTTCGTTCAGGGTTTGAACTTCCGTCAAAAGGAACATTTGCGTTTAGTAATCAGGATTATAAACTGGCCGAGTATTTGTGTAAAGCGGGTCTATACGATGGATGGTGGTTTCCGAACGACCAGACACAGGTTATGTTGTGCCGCCCGGTCGAGTCCCTGCGTTTCGTAAAGGTCCTAGAGATTAAGTTTCCATATGGAAAACCTGAAGGAATCATTTTCGTAAAAGGAAACAATAAGGCTCAATATGTGGTTGATGAGGCTGGACGCAAATATAAATATAAACTCGTCAAAGTAAAACTAAGTAATTTGAAGAATATATATAACGTTCCAAAAAATGCGTTATACTATGTAACACCCATGAAACCAACCTCACAGACACTCGATGCGAAATATTTTACAGCAGATGGACGACCACTCCCAAATTTGACGCAAGAAAAGCTCAAGTCCAAGAATGGGTTTCTTATAAACGAAAAACGTTATTTCAGTGTTAATAATGGTTCTATAAATTTAGGTTTGAGTACCGAACATATGAACAAACTCAGAGAACGTATATTTGAAAAGACTGGTACACGCCTCGCCCCAACAAATTGGATGATACAAAAAACGAATATAATGAACGAAAAGGAATATCGCAACGCGGACAAAATCATGGAACTTTATAAAAACCGGTTAAACCAATATAGATTAAACCTTCAGAATTATGCTATAGAACTCAAGAGGCGCAAAAACCTGTCGCTTCCAGCAAATAACCTGGTGAGACCTCCCCGTCCTCTTTTTATTGACGCTATTCGCAATTATTCTGTACTCCCACTCCCCAAACCTCGCAAGACGATGAACAATATAAATCTGAACGTCGGGAACTTATTTAAACAGACGGGTCGTCGTAATAACAATGGCTAAAAGTTGGCTCTTCATCGGCCCTCGACTCCTGGCGGGAATCGGCCAAGTGACGAACCGTTACGCGGAGCTCCTTCGGGCCCAGGGTCACGACGCCGAGTACGTGGAGTTTGGTCAGACTCCTAAAAAGACCCGGTACGACAAGGGCTTTGCGTTCGTCCTTCCTACCGATGAGCACATCACCATGGTTGACCAATACGCAGCGCTGTGCGACTCAATCATGTACATGACCATCTGTGAGACCGAACCAGTCAATCCCGCCTATGGAAAGTTGGCCAAGTACGGCACCTTGTATGTGGCTTCAGAGTTTTGTAAGGAGGTTTTTGAGAAGCAATTTCCGGATGTAAATTGGAAGGTCCTTCACCTCTACGCCGAAGGAACGCCCAAGATTCCCACGCCTCTTTCCGGTCCGTACATCTTCTACACGATCGGTAACATCATGGACCCGCGCAAAAATATCCGCGGCCTCCTCGACGCCTATTTGCGTTGTCAATTCGGCAGCTTGGCCCACCTGGTTCTCAAGGCGACGTGTCTTCAGGATGTGAATTGGCGGGTTCCTGGTGTGACGGTCATCAACGGCCTCTTGAGTGATGCGGACCTCGAAAAGGTTCATGACCAGGGTCACTGTTATATCAATTGCTCGCACTCCGAGGGCGTCGGAATGGGGGCGGTTGAGGCGGCTCTCCGTGACAAGCCCGTGATCATCACGGACTTTGGAGGCCTGAAGGAGTACGTGAAGACTCCGTGGGTCGTGCCTTGTGCAAAGGGGCCTATTGGGTTTAACGATTTTCTGTTTACGGCTGACCAGAACTGGGGGTTTCCGTCGGGTCAAAAGCTCCAAAAATACATGTGGGACTGCTTCGAAAAGAAGGTGACCACATGGGACCATTCACACACACGGGAGCTTATGCAGAACCTGCAATGTTGCCCGGAGTTCCAGCAGTGACGACCATTCCCTTGGGTGCCATAGCCTTGATGGCGTTGGCGGCGTTCTTCAGCGCCTTGATGATCTGAGCCTTCTTCACGGCGTTGGCCGCCGCGTTCAGGTTCTTTGACACGTTATTGAGACCCAGAGTCCGGGCCTGGTTGGCCGCCGCCTTGAACTGGTTATTGGCCGTCATGGCGCTGTTGGCCGCGGCGTTGGCCATCCGGGCGGCGTTACCCGCGTTACCCATGGCCGCCTGATTGGCGGCTGCCACCATCTGGTTGTTAGCCTTGACCGTGTTATTCACAGCCGCAGTGACGTTGCGATTCATTTATAAAATCCAAATATTAAAATTTAGGACTTGACGGGCCCGTGGATGCACCTTCCGCCGCTGAAGCAACCCAGTAGTGCGAACCGTACACCACGAGCGCAGTCACGATCGAGCTGGAGAGTAGGAAACTCTTGGTGGAATTTAGGTAAAGGACGGTGTCGTCCAGAACCTTGATGCCTGTGGGTTTCTTTATCAGACGAGGGACGATATAGACGAGCAGAAAGTTGATGACCAGAGCGGCCCAGACGTAGTTCCAGTTGAACTCCTCCATATTACACTAGGCTCACATTTTTTCCGCCACGCTGTGCTTCTTGCAGAACTCCCCACAGGTCGCCTTGAACCCGCACCGCCTTCCCTCCAGCGTCAGTGCCTTGCAGCGGAGCGCGTCGTGCAGCACCGGCTTGGGTCCCTTGACCTTCCCCTTGTTCACCGCCACCGCCTCGCACGGCTTGGGGGGGTCGGTGGTCACCAGGGTCTTGTGCCGTTTGGCCTCGAGCTCGAGTGCGTGTTCCCGGGACCGCAGGAGAGTGTCGGCCAGTTTCTCGGGCAGAGGGTGACCCTTGGCCACCGCGTCAGTGTAGAACTGTTGCCAGAGGGGGCCACCCTTGCCCTTGGGGGGTTGGGCGAGTGGCTTTGCTGCGTTGCAGACGGGGCCTGGGGCCGTCGCTGCGCGGGCCCGACCCTCGGCCGGCGAGGCGACGGGGACGCGCCACTGGCTGTGGGTGGGGCGGAGCTTCTGGAGGTCCATGGTTTGTTTTTGGGTGAAAGGACTAGTGAGGCTGGAAACCCTGACTTGGTCAGGACACGTTTTTTTTCACTCGCGCCGACGGACCTGACACATACCTACATTCACCAGTGCCCTTTTGAAAGCGTTAATCTCACCTCTGCTCCATGCCGGGGCGCCATGAAATGCCTTTAGAAATGTAGTACCTTTCATTGACCCCCATTTTAATTGACCTCGCTTCGGGCGAAAAGCTGGGCCAACGCACATGCATACCTCACTCTTGTGATGATGTTCACATTCGCGAATCTTAATATGTTGAGACCAAATTATTTTGGGTTCATTATCGCTCCACTCGTGGTAATTATTCACCCAAGGCCAGTCTCCATAATCATATAGACGAAATCTCAAAGACTTGTATGGAGGCTGACTCTCATCTGGATATCTCCCTTCGATTTTACCAGGCCAATTAGTCATTATGATACCTCCTTCTGTGATCAACTCCGGGGCGAAATCATAGTTCGGTCCAAATTCCAAACGCAAAAAACCAATCAGATTGACAATGGTATGTGTTGTGATGACGTCATCGCATTTCAACTTTGGGCCATCGGTACATGTAGCGATTCTGAACCCAAGCCGCCCCATATGACCCTGTGGCTCCATTTATACATTCATAAGGAGACAACTTTATCTGTGTTTTTTTTCGCCCTATGTAGTAGGACCATGAGTAACAATGGTTGTGGCCAATTAGGCGCCATCCAAACTCGTGGGACCTGTTGGTTCTATTCTATCCTCAACGGCTTCATCTTGTCTGAAGATGGTCAGAAAATCCTGTACAACAAGTTGAAGAGTTTTTATAAGAAACTCAAACCGGCCGAGAAGGCCTATTTTGATGATGTGTTCAATGCCCCGTGCCCCATGAAGAACCTGACAAAGACGAAAGAAATTTACTTTTGGAAATTCATTGACCAGTATCTATGCTTTATGAGTGGCCCACGTGAAGCGTCGCTCATGGCGGGGAAGTCGGCGTCGCTTCTCGGTGGTTTGAGCCTCCAGGGCACCATCGCCAAGGAACACAAGGGAGGAAAAGGAGCTTTTCCGCAGGTTGAAATAGAGAAGATTCTAGACCATGTAGGTTTCAAGGGGGATTACTACGTCAAGTATGCATCTGACTCACCCAAATTTTACGCGCTCCGCAAACCCCAGTTCGTAGTGGTCATGAAGAACAAGAATTACAAGAAGGAATACATGTCTAGAATTCCCGCGGAACTTATGGCCGACCCCAAGTACGAACTTATGTGCGCATCTCTCGTCATCGCCAACACCGAAGCGAATAACACCGAGCAGCACAAATGGCACGCCATCGCCGGTTTCAAGTGTAACGGCAAGGGCTACATTTACGACTCAAATCAACTCAAAGTTTTCAAGTGCGATTGGTGGAACCGCGACGATTTTATAAACGTGGCCGACACCGAAGTCGCCAAGCACTATTCATTTTTCAAGGGCGGGCAGATTAACGTGCACACATACGCATTCGCCATCTTCGCCCGCAAGGCTTTCACGAAGGATATAGGACCCGCGTGTCTCATGAAGTACAAGACCAAGACACCAGAAGGATATAACTTGGCGTCACCTAATTTGGGTCAAAGAATAAACAATATGGCCTGGCTCAAACCGGCTCAACGCGCGGCCCTCAAGCGCAAATGGGCTCGGACCGAGCACAGGGCCGCCCCTGTATTCATGACCCAGAACACTTTCAATTCTATATTGGCAGGTGCTAAAAACGAGTCTGATGCCTTTCAGCAAGTAAGCAATCTTGTAAAGGCAGGTTATAAATATAACTTTGCAAACTATAAAAGTTTTAGAAGAAAATTGGAGGTTAAATTTTCAAACAAGAAGGCGGCGCCTGCACCGAGCCCGAAGCGTACGTACACGTTCGCAGAGGCCAAGGCGCGCCTGAACCAGTTTACGACGAGTGGGAAGGTTGTGCGTACGCATCAGTATTCTCTCGTATGGAAGGGCATCCCTATGGCTCAACGCAAGGTTCTCATGCATTGGCGCAACACTGGAAACTGGCTCGCGAACAACGCGTTTGAGGAAAAGGCCAAACCGCCCATCAAGCGCAAAGCGCCCAAGCCCAAGACGCCAAGCCCTTCACCCAGGACCAAACACGTCAATCAGGTCCGCTCAAACTTCAATAAGTACTGGTCAGGGCTCACCTCCAATAACCGTCAAGTCGTCCGTAACTACATCGCGGCATACAAGAGCCCGGTCCCCAGTCCGGCCCGAGTCTCCCTTGCGAACGCCAAACGCAACGTGAACGCGCTCAAGACGGCCAAGGCGCGGAAGGAATACAAACGCGCACGGGCAGTCAACATGGGAGCGCCGAACTGGAAGGAGCTCAGCCGGTACATCGCGACCAAAAACGCCGCGGCCCGAAACGCCCGAGCGGCCAAGAAATCTGTTGCTAAAAAGTAAGATGTCACCTCCTAGAAAATCTTCTTCAGGATTGAATTTCAGAACATGGATGCGCGCCAATGCGGTCCGGGCTCTCCGCAACTACAAGAAGCGCACGAGCCCATCGTCAGGGAGCCACCGCTCCCCAAAGACCTCAGCGTCCCTCATGCGCCTCCGCAATCGGGCGTATCGTGCCGTAGCCGCGTCCAAACAGTACAATGAGTCTGTTTATGCTCGTAACGTTGCCCGCGTCAAGAAGATGATGAAGGAGATTGCCAACTACGAAGCCCGACGGAGCCATAAGCTCGTGCGTCAGCCCAGTGGTTCGTACTCACTCGCCAGACGCACTTAAAAATTTTAGTCTTAAATTAGTAAATGCAAATCTTCGTAAAAACCCTTACCGGTAAGACTATTACCCTCGAGGTTGAAGCGAACGATTCTATCGCAAATATCAAGTCAAAAATCTCCGACAAAGAAGGCATCCCTCCGGACCAACAGCGTCTCATTTTCGCTGGAAAGCAGTTGGAGGATGACAGAACCATGGCCGACTACAACATTCAGAAGGAGTCGACCCTCCACTTGGTACTGAGACTGCGTGGAGGAACTTGTTAAAAATTAATATCCATTCATATTACTAATGGCTTTCCGTATCCAGGACCCAATTTCCGGTCTGTTTTGGAAAGTTTCCGGTGAGCGCATCGTCCTCGCAGAGACGGCCGACGAGTTCACCGAGGGCCCAGACGGTCTCGTCAACGTTTTCACTGCAGGAAACTATGTGTATTATCTGCCGAGACCATCTGAATGGAAATTCACCACCGAAGGTTTTCTGACTTTTGACGGGACCCACTTTATCAGTGCCGACGACCACCAGAAGTGCCCAGTGCTTTCCACGACGCCTTCTGTGTGGGTGAAGGTTGGCGACGTTCCAGAGCCCGAGCCGGAGGTTCCAGAGCCCGAGCCGGAGGTTCCAGAGCCCGAGCCGGAGGTTCCAGAGCCCGAGCCGGAGGCCGACGAGGAAGCTTAAAAAGGACACCAATATATTAAATAATGCTTCCCGAGATAGATCACTATGTGGAAGATGGTATAGCCTATACGAAAGTCAACGGTACGCGTGGTACTTTAAACTATTTTGATGCTCAGACGATCATCAGCCACGCTAAACAACTTCCACAAAATGCCAAGTACCTAGAGACTGGCTCTTACTTGGGGTGTTCAGCACTTCTGGTTTCTCTACACTCTGATGCGACTGTTTGGGCCCATGACATATGGGTAACAGATTGGTCGGAACTCAAGGGGTGTCCACCTCCCGAAGTAAAAGACTATTTTTACGAGTTTTATAGTGCCGTAAAGAAAAACAACCTTGTGAACAGAGTTATTCCGGTGCGCGGAAACTCGGTTTATACCGTGGGTATTCACGACGATGATAGTATCGATCTGGCTTTCGTTGACGGTGATCACTCTCATGAGGGTTGCTTGGCGGACCTAAGAGCCGTTTGGCCCAAGATGAAAAAGGGAGCTACAATTTTGGTTCATGATTGTATTCAAAACTCCGAACCACTCGCCGCAGTCAAGGCGTTTGCTCAAGAAAAGAACGTCCCGTTCGAAACTGTCCCAGGTACTTGGGGTATGGTTCGAATAATTTCTCAGTAAAAAACAGATATGAACGTTCCACCATCCAAGTGGGGCCCTCATTTTTGGATGACGCTTCACGTGGCGTGTCTAGGGTGCCAGGACTACAAGGCTCTTGCCGAATTCGTAGAGGGTTACGTGTACATCATCCCGTGCCTGTCGTGCCGTCAGCACTTTGAGCAGGTACTCGTTGAAAACCCAGTTCCAGAGACGGGCGACTTTTTCAAGTGGTCAGTGGACGTTCACAACATAGTGAACAAGCGTCTTGGTAAGCCAGAGGTTTCGTACGAGGATGCACTGGCTCATGTGGTCGGGGTATCTTCCAGTCCCCGCCCTCAATTCGATCCCAAAATTGCCCTCATCTTCGTACTCGTGATTATCATCCTCGTGCTCATTTTTAATCGTAAATAAACGTAAGACGTCATGGCCGGTGGTATCTTTCCAGGACGTCCATTTTCATTCAACTTAAAGTGCGTCGTTTTTACATTGCTTCTTGCAGCGGGTTATTGGTTCGCCCCACACAAGAATCTCTGGGTCCTCGCGTTCCTGCTTTGGTTCCCTTACATCGCCCTGGCATGGTATGATTACGCTTACGCATGCCGTGACAAGCTCGACCCGACCATCGTGCCCTTTGGTCGGATGTTCTGGCTGCCCTTTAAGCCCCAGGGTTACAAGGATGAGTTCCATAAGATGGCTGATGAGCAAATTCAGCTTATGAATAGCGTGGATCATCTGGTTGGGTGGACTATTGTGGCTGGTGCTGTGGCATGGTACCTCTTCAAGATGCGCAAGTGACCTAAAGGCAACAGACCCTATTAAGTTAGCAAATTATGAGCTATGAACGTCTCACACACGTTGAGCATATCCTCAAACGACCCGACACTTATGTCGGGTCCCTCCCTCCCGAATCCGGACAGTACTGGATTCGAGACGGGGAGCGTTTCAAGCTTTCTGAGCTTTCTGTTTCACCTGGCTTGGTGAAAATCTTCGATGAGGTCTTGGTCAACGCCATAGACCAGTGGTCCCTGCATCCCAAGAAGGTGAAAAGCATTAAGGTGAGCGTAGTGGCTGATGGCACAATTTCAGTTGAGAATTTTGGAGTGTGCGTCCCCATCAAGAAACACGAGACGGAAAAGGGATCAGACGGAAAGCCTCTCTGGATTCCCGAGCTCATCTTCGGTCACCTTTTGACCAGTTCCAACTACAATGACGATGAGCAACGGGTGACCGGTGGTCGCAACGGCTACGGCGCCAAGTTGGCCAACGTTTTCAGTTCTAAATTTTGGATCGTAATCAGTGACGGGAAGAAAGTCTACCGCCAGATGTGGTACGACAACATGAGTCGACACGATCCACCCATTATCGAAACCAAGGTCGCGCCCATCGGTGTTCTTGTTGGCTTTGTTCCAGACTGGCCGCGATTCGGTGGTCCTGGAAACTTTCGTGCGGTGGCTGAAAAGCGCACTTGGGACGCAGCCATGTGGTGCGCCAAGTGTCAAGTGAGCTTCAACGGTCAGCGTCTCGAGGTGCCGAGCCTCGAGGAGTATGCTCAGATGCATGTGGGTGATGTGCCCTTGGCCCGGATGCACACGGAAAGCGCCCGAGGCGCGTCGGAGCAGAGCTCCTCGCTCGACATCATCGTGGCTCATTCCACCTCTGGAGCGTTCCAGCAGTGCTCGTGGGTCAACGGCATCGCCACAACCAAGGGCGGCAGCCACGTCGACAAGGTTACCAAGGCTCTGTGCGACGCCATCGCGACCGACAAGCGCGTGACGGTCAAGCCGGCTCAGATCAAGGCGGCACTTTTCGTTTTTGTGCGAGCCGTGGTGGTGAACCCGACCTTCAGCAGCCAGACCAAGGCTGAGTGTACTTCAAAAATTACAGATGCCATTGATTTGAAACCAAAATTCGTCAAGGACGTCCTGGCTTCGGGCGTCATGGATGACCTTCTCGCTCTCGGCCTCGCAAAGGTTGACAAAGAGCTCAAGAAGACAGACGGGTCCAAAAAGTCGCGCATTACGGGCATCCCCAAGCTCGACGATGCCAACTGGGCTGGCACTCACCGGTCGCATGAGTGTACGCTTATCGTGACCGAGGGAGACTCTGCGAAGGCTCTTGCCATTGCCGGGCTGAGCGTTGTAGGCCGAAACGCTTACGGCGTGTTTCCACTCAGGGGTAAGCCGCGCAATGTTCGGGATGCTACGGTAAAGCAGGTAACTGAAAACGAGGAATTCAGTAACCTGAAGAAGATCCTCGGGCTCCAGCATGGCAAGGTCTATAATTCTGTGAGAGAATTGCGGTACGGCCGTTTGATGATCATGACGGACGCAGACCTCGACGGTTCTCACATCAAGGGCCTTGTGCTCAACATGTTCCACGTGTACTGGCCCAAACTCATCGAACTCGGCTTCGTGGTCAGCATGGTCACGCCCGTCATCAAGGCGGCCAAGGTGTGGTACTTCACAGAGGAGGAGTTCAGGGCTGCACAGGAGGCTGGGCGGATAGTTTCCTCCGGAAACGTCAAGTACTACAAGGGTCTGGGCACCTCTACGAGCGCCGAGGCCAAAGAGTACTTCCAGAAGATTGAGAAGCTCACGGTCGCCTTCAATTCCGACCCAAACATGAACGAGTCCATGTGCCTTGCGTTTTCCAAAGCCCAAGCTGACGACCGCAAGAACTGGCTCACGCGGCACATGGCTAGCCCACCACCGGGTATCCCTTACGGCCACGTCAAGGCCCTGCCCATCACTGAATTTGTCCACCGTGACCTCGCCAACTTTAGCGCCGAGGACATCAAGCGCTCGATTCCCCATGTGGTGGATGGGCTCAAGCCGAGTCAGCGCAAAGTGATTTACGCATGTCTCAAGAAGAACCTCATGGCGGACATGAAGGTGGCTCAGTTGGCCGGGTACATTGCAGAGCAGACGGCGTACCATCACGGTGAGGCGAGTCTGCAGGGCACGATTGTGAATTTGGCTCAGAATTTCGTGGGTGCCAATAACCTCAACCTCCTCGAGCCCTCTGGGCAGTTTGGAACGCGTCTGGCGGGTGGCAAGGATGCGGCTAGCTCCCGTTACATCTTCACGCGTCTGAGTCCTCTGACGAAACGGATCTTCGACCCGGCGGACGGACCCGTCCTCAAGCACCTGACGGACGACGGTCAGCAGGTTGAGCCCGAGTTTTACGCGCCCGTCGTGCCCATGATCCTGGTGAACGGGGCGGAGGGTATTGGCACCGGCTTCAGTTGCTACGTCCCTCCGTACGATCTGGATGTTATCAAGCACAATATCCAGTGCGCTCTTGACCAGGTGGCGATGGCCCCGATGGTGCCGCACTTCAAGGGCTTCAAGGGTAAGGTGACCAAGACGAAGGACCATACATGGGTCCTCGAGGGTATTGCGACCCAGGAGGGGAGCCAGATTCACGTGACGGAACTACCTCCAGGAAAGTGGATCCAGGACTTCAAGGAGCACTTGGATGACATGCTCGAGAAGGGCACTATCCAGAAGTTCGAGAATCACTCCACCGAGACAACCCCCGACTTCCGCATCTGGGGAGGGTCCATCAGCGACCTCGGCCTCACCAAGACGATCCACACGAGTAACATGTATCTGATCGGTCCAAATGGAGCGGTCAAAAAGTACAACAGCCCCGAGGAGATTCTCGTGGACTACCTAGAGGTCCGCATCGCCATCTACAAGAAACGCAAGGCCTGGCAGCTCAAGCAATTGGATTCTGAAATTGAGTGGCTCTCAGAGAAGGCCCGTTTCATCAGAGACGTGGCTGTGACTCCGCGGATCCACGTGTTCAACGTGCCCTTGGCTCAGATCCACCACCAGCTCGAACGTGAAAAGTACGCCGAGACTTTGTGGCCGAAGCTCCTAGACATCAAGACGTATCAGTACACGAAGGAGGAGGTGACCAAGCTCGAGGCTCTCTGCGCCGCCAAGCGTCAAGAGCGTGACAACCTGAAGGCGACGAGTGTGGTACAGATGTGGAAAAATAACCTCCGTGAAATCTAGAGATGGCCAAACAGGCCTTTGATAACGTGCTTGAGCTTGAGCGCAAGGCTCAAGCACCTGTACTAGATTTCTTTAAGAAGAAGGTCCCTGAAGCTTTTGAAAAGGTGCTTGACTTTGAACGTCGAATTCAAAAAGATGCAATCAACTATTTCAAGCAAAAGGTTCCCGAGATCCCAGTACAACCCCCCGCTGTATCTCCGGCTCCGGCTCCGGCTCCGGCTCCGGCTCCGGCTCCCGTGGACACGCCGGTTCTGAACCCTATTGAAATAAACGGCTTTTACGTATTGTCAGGGAACAACTACGTAACTTTTTACGCTACTACACTCAACCAGAATAGACAGTACATAAAGGAGGGTTGGACGGCTTCTGGTGTAACCGGCCTAAGTGGCCAACTCGCGGTTCTGAGTGAAGGAGCCGATTTTAACATTGACCTCGGAGGGCGTTCAGCTCCAATTTCGGATCACAATTCCGAGTCGTATATCTGGTCGTTTCGGATCCAGTCCGATACCGAACAGGCGGTCGCCCCTTACCAGGCTGTTACGGGGGCCGTTCTTTATCCACCTGGCCAGATTGAATATACTGCTATGAAGCGTCAGTCGACGATTACTGGAAATTACGCCGTCTCTCAGAACGTTCTACAATTTAATTTTACGGAAGCGGCTCCAGATGGATTTGCACCCGGGTGGACCGTTGAGAACCTCAAGGGCTACGACAAGGTTAAGTTTAGGGTTGTGTCCTATACAGACGAGTCTCATTATGTGACCAGGCCACGGACGTTTTCAAATGGTAAATTTATAGGAGGGGATACGGTTCTCCAGGTGAATAGTTTCGCTATATTAGCACCTCTAGATCCTAGCATCACACCTGAAAACACTTTGGTGCCCGTCAACACGACCGGTCTCGCCAAAGAGCCCGGTTTCATGAGCACATTCGTTCCCGCCAAGTTTACAAACTTTGAGACTTCGGCGACTCAGAAATTCAACATCGAAATTAGTGAGAGCATCCGGGGTGGCGCCTCCAAGTTTCAGCTCCGGGACTTGAACACCGGGTTCAAGTGTGAAGACCCTGAATTAGGACCCTTTGAGGACATCAAAGGACGTGGATTCAGCTCGGGTTCCGTCTTGGCGCTCAACGCCATAGGCCCACAGGAGGAGCACTTGCTTCTTCAAGACTTTTCCAAATCTCAGTGGAGCCCAGAGTTTAAGCGGTACACAAATTCGGTGATGTACCAACGCGTCATTCCTTTTCCACCACCCAACCCCTCCTACCAAGGCAAGGTGATTCAGCTAGAGCTTCTACCGACCGAGTTGGGTCACCTCCTGTCCAACATGTACCTCAAGGTGACGATGCCAGCACTTCCAGCAGGCTCTCAGTACTCGGCACAATTGGGACGAGCCCTGATAAAGCAGGTGGATTTACTCGTGAACGAGACGGTTATCGAGACCCTCTACGACGACTGGTACATCATTCGCGACCAGATATTCTTGGATGCCGACGAGCAAACCGGTATGTTCCAAGCCGTCGGTGGTTCCAATATCAACTCACAGGTCACGACAGACTACATCATCCCCCTCGAGTTTTTCTTTTGCCGGCGCAAGTCCCATAACGACCAGGATGACGAGCGCCTACGCCGGCCTTACTTTCCTTTGTGTGCCATGTGGAACCAGCGCCTGTACGTGCGATTCACCTTTCAACCAAATACCTGGTGGTGTAACGTCGCAGTGCCTCACACAACTGACTTGGTCTTGCCCAAGCTCGTGACTGAAGAAATTTTACTCGAAAATGCAGAAAAGCTTTACTATACCAACACACCACTCAAGTACATCGTGAACCGCGTCAAGAAAGAGTCAACCCTGACCTTTTCGGCCGGAAATCCACAGCTCCAGCTCACAGCCTCATTCCCTGTCCAGACCCTCGCGTGGTTCTTCAGGAACAAAAACTACGAAGACGTCACGACCGGTCTTTATTCAGACTCGCGATATAACTACGGGTACACGACCCAATACATCCAGACGGGCGTCCAGCTCAACTTTCCTTCGGGTGTGTCCAACTACGTGGACGTGATCGACACCGCCAAGATTACTCTCAACAACGTAGACATTCTGAGCACGTTCCAAGGGTCGCTGTACTACACGTTCAAGCAGCCTTTGGAGCATGGACTTTCCATACCTTCAAAGAGTATTTATAGTTATTCGTTCGGTCTCACACCCAAAGAATACAATCAGGGCGGCTACCTAAACTTTTCTAAATTGAATTCACAGACGACAACCCTGACCCTGGTTTTCAACCCGAGCTACGCGTCCCAAATTACACAGGGATACAATTTGTATATGTTTTACTATGGTTACACGCTTCTGGAGTTTCAGGGCGGGTTTGCTCGTCTTCCTTATGTTTAATAGGCGCCTTCTCCAGATACTCGATGATGCCGTTCTGGATACACCACTTCAGAAAGTTGAGCTGGGCACACGTCGTCGTAAAGCCTTGAAATTCTACACGCTCCGTCCGGCAAAACGGGTCAAAGAGCTTCTTGCTGTACCCGTCCAGACTCGACTTGTAGGCCACGTGGACCGTGAACATCTTCACAGTGGGGGTGGTGTATGTCACGTGGTTCGCCTTGGCATAGTTGGTCACGAACCACTCGAGTTTGCGAAGGGATATACCCTTGCGGTGTCCCAGAATATCGTGAAGCTTTTCGCGATTCTCTGGTGCATCAAAAAATTTAGAGAGGCTGGCCAGAAGAATTTCCGACTTGCTCATTGACATAAATGAGTTTCTAGACCTTATCTATAAATTAGCGTCTTCTAAATCTAGATAAAAATCCTGGAGTGGTAGTGGGTTTATTAACAGGTAGACTACGAGCGACCTCTCTACCTATAAAAGTTTTAGTATTGGAACCATTTCTGACATATTTTCCATTTACTCTTATATTAGTAACGTTCGCAATTCCATTAGATGCTGAACTCTTATTGATAGTGGCATACATTGGTGGTAGTATGACTTCTTGTTCTTTCAAACCACCTATAGTACGGTTCCAAGTCGATGCATTACCAACCTTTACGTTCTTTAATAATCTAGTTGGCATTCGCAATATGACGGGTTTATTGTTGGTGCCCCCAACTGAAAACTTTCGTGCTACATTTGGACTCAAAGACCATGATGTCATTCCCATTCTGGTATTTATATTGTTAAAAGTAAAATTCGTCTTATTAAGTTTTTTACTTCTGTACCCGCGATAGATGTAATTATATTTGTTCAGTTTTGGCATATAATTAAACTGTGTAGTTAAGCGTCTAGTCGCGTTGTATACGTTATTAACACGCCTTTTCGATGTGTTATTATTTGGTCCTAACACGCCTCTACTCGCGAGAGACATATTTCTAACATTTCTACCTTCGAAGTTGCGTATCCATCTAAGTACCGATGGATCATATGTAGTGCGAAAATATTCACGGAGATTTCCCATTATAAAAAATGAATATTATATTTCCCAAGGCGCCTTGACTCGTTCCACAAGTTTGGGCTGAGGCTTGGGAACCTGAGACTGGTGAAAACCACAGTAGCCGTTTTCGAGCGGTTGCTTCAGACATCGTTTCTTGCTTTTGAGAATTCCTTTACAAAAAACACACTCTATAGCTGACGTGTCTTTTATGAGCTGCTCTAGTGGCAACTGGTATGTCTTGGCTACGAAATTGAGCACGACGGACATTCTGAGTCCGACTCGGCGAGAAACTTCTTCTTCAATCAGTTGAAGAATCTGTTGCTCCATAGCGTTCCAGCGTCGCACAGGTTTATGTAGCCTTTTTAGAAAACATCGCCAGAAACGCCTTGCGGGCTTCCACCTCCGTTGAGCTCTCCGTCTTGGCCATGAATTTCTTGTCAAAAATGAGGTCGGCACTTACAAGAGGTTCGAGCAGGTCCTGTACTGGCTTTTTGAACTGGTTCGTGAAGTAGTACTGATAGTCGAGCGGTACGTTCTTCTCCTTGACCCATACCGGGTCCTCGGCCTTTTCGTACATCTTTCCATCACCCTTGACAATCACAAACGCCACACGGTCTCCTTGTTGCGGCTCTGAGCCTGGCGCGCGGGCCCTAATCTTGTCACGTACGGCAACATGAGGCGTCGGCACCTTGTACTCTGCCGCAAGCTGCTTACTCATCAGCAGCTTTTCTATAGGCACCTTTCCTTGTATGAGGTCACGAGCCGCCTCTCGTGCTGCCAAAATAACCGGATTCGGATCACTTGACTCGAGGACCATGGAAAGGAGCTTCTTGAGCGTCTCCCGTACGTACGGGCAGCTGTCGCGCCTGACCACCTGAAGACCCTTGACGTCAATCTTTTTGAACACAACAGCATCACCCTTCTTCTCGTACATCTTAGCCGCATAACGCTTCTTGCTGTACAAAAAGTACGGACAGTAAACCTTCTCAAGTTCCAAATCGTTTGGAGCCTTGAAGAGTTTCGTACACTGTTCTGCCGCCAACTCTCCTTGAGCCCACGAGTAGTCAATAGCCTCTTGGCCCTTGCGCCCCTGAACATCAAACTCAACCATCACAGAGTCCGTATCCCCGTACCGGACTTTAGCACCCTGGAAGTTCTTTTCCACGTAATTCTTCGTCTCCTCAATCATCTGCCGTCCACGCATCGTAACGGTTGATGCGATTGCGACACACGGAAGCATACCTTTCGAAGCACCCGTGAACCCGTAGATGCTGTTCATGCTAATCTTGTAAGCCAATTGCTGGCCGTTGTACACCGCCTCCATAGGCGTCCCTTCTGCCGCCGCCATCAGCTTCTTGGCCTTTTTGCGATACGCTTTGAGGTCCGTCAAGATGACGGGCAAGAGCGAATCCACTCCCTGTGCAAACCTATAAGGCCCGAACTGTTCGTACGTGACGCCAGGTAAGTTGTCGTACCGGTCATGCATCACGAGCGTCGAATAGCACAGGTTATGGGCACACATGATACTCGGGTACAGTGACGCAAAGTCCAGTGCCGTGATTGGCCCATAGTACGCACCTGTCTGCGCCTCAAGAACCGTCGCGCCTTCGTACTTGCCTTCGTCCGGACTGTTTACTCTTCTGAACGTGGGAATCACAAAGTTGAGTTCCCTCGCCTTTTTGGCCATTTGTGAAAACACCTTGATTTGCTGACCGCGTTCGCTTAGGAAAGAAAGCGGAACCCAGCACGCCTTGGCCATCTCCACGAGATTCTGAATCTGGCACACCTTTGCCATAATTGCGTGTGGTAGCTCCGTATCCTTGATACAGTACTGAGCGACTTCTGCAAGAAGTCCCGGGTCACCCTCCTTGTACCGGCTGAAAATCTCTTTGACCGGCATGTCATTCTTCTGATCTTTCAGAAAGTGCTTGGATACGTTGTTCAGTGAGTAGCTCTCAAGCTTGTGCTCGCGCTTGATGTCCTGAAACAAGTCAAAGACGTACCGGCCTTTCATAGGCACCATCTTGAGCTCGTTGTTCCCGAGCGCACTCGAACTCAGGTTCTTTTCGACCAGGGTCGCCACGTCACCTCGGATCCGGCCCCACACGGGGCTTAGACCGCAGTGAATCGTTGCTCGTATGATGAGAAACTCCAAGTCGAATCCGAAGATGTTCCAGCCCGTGATGATGTCAGGATCCGTCTTGATGAGGTACTTTTCGAACGCCTCCAAGAGTTCCTTTTCGGTATTGAAACACTCCACATCAGGTCCTGCCGTTTCTTTGAGGCACAAGCACTTTCTGTCCAGATACCCGTCTTGCCCGAACGCCTTGGTCGTCATACCAATCTGGAACACCACGTCGCGTGGATTTTTGGGATCAGGGAAAGCTCCCGTACTCGAGTAACACTCAATGTCGAACGACATGATTCTCAGAGGTGCCAGACCGTCTCGGTCAAGAGGGGTCACGAATCGCCAGTTGGGCGCCCAGAGGTTCACCTCACACGTAGACTCGGCGTCGGGTTCACAGAGTCCAGGGTCGATCCAGCCGGTCGACGTGCAGCCAGACACGTGCATGAAACGCAGGACGGGATCGATATTTGATTCGTACATCCGACACCCCGTGAGTTCAGGATGTTTGTTGTTTTCCACACAGTACGCAAAGCTTCTGAGCGCACGGTGCGTCTTGAACTCGACCCGGTAAAAGCGCGAAAGCTCACCGTTTTGGAACCCCCACAAGTCCTTGCCTCTGTGAACCTCACAGGACACGAGGCCACGCCAAAACGTGCTCTTGATAAAATCCTTTACATTCTTCTCCGTCTTGACGAAACAGTACGGATTAAACTTCGTCCCGAGGGAGACGGACCTGCCATCCTCGGCACGACCAAAAATTCTGATCGTAAATTGATCGTCCTGATCCTGGCCGTCCCATGCGACAGCCTGGAACTGTACCATTGTCTTTTTAGGGCCGCACGTTTCTAAGTGCGGCACCAATTAAAATGCCTATTGTGTTCCATAAAATGTCCAATGGGTTCATGACCCCGACGCCATCTTCAAGCAGTTCCCATATGAGTCCCATGGTCCAAAGTAAGAGGCGTCGCTCAGGGAAAAGGTATGAACCCAGAGCAAAATAAAGAATGTGCGAAAGGTTCCAGAATGTAAAAACGCGTGGCCCGTATTGGCGCCCTTCATCAGATATATCCCGTGTTAGAAAAAGAACCAACTTATCTGAACCTCTGTACCTGAAAAAGTCAGTTTGCATGATTTTTTGAATTGTTGCACCTGCTATGAAAACCCCCAAAACCCCGAGAATGATATAGGTCACGAAGTTCATCTAATTTTAGTCCAGAATTAAATACCAGTGGATCCGAAACCAGCCGCGCCGCGCTCAGTCACAAGCCCTGTGTTCTCCGATGGCACCTCCTTGACCTCAGGTGTGATGCACTGCTCCAGAATCAGCTGAGCGATACGGTACCCCGGACGAATGACGAATGGCTGGTTGACGTCCAGATTCTGAAGAACCACCTTGACCTCACCTGTGTAGTCGGGGTCGATGACACCCGCAAGAGTGTCGAGACCGTGCTTCACGGCCAGTCCGCTGCGAGGTGCAATGCGTCCATAAGTTCCTGACGGGAGATTGACCGTGATTCCCGTCGAGACGACCACGCGGCGACCAGGGAGTACGACGTAATTGTCAGTGCTGAACAGGTCATAGCCAACGGCACCTGGGGTTGAACGCGCAGGCAGAATTGCATGAGGTACCAGCTTAGTGACATTGAGTGCCATTGTAGTTTTAATGAGGTTGGTGGCTTTATGTGACTTAACGACGCGCCGCCATTGTGCGCATCAGAGGACCCATGGAGCCGATATAACTGCGCCCGCCGTACCAGTTGGCGCCAAGGGCACCTGACCGCTTCACGCTTGGTGACGTGCGACGCACACTCCGTTTGGGGGTGGGTGTCCGGCGCTTTGGGCTCGGGGACTTGCGCCGTGGCGCCGACTTGGGTTTGCGGGTAAAAAGGGCGCGGAGACCACGGAACATTTAAAGTAATAGAACATTTAAATTGGAAATGGCCGTAAAGTCCCTGCTGCTTGACATCGACGGCGTCCTCGTGCGTGACCGCCTCCTGCTCGAGCACGTCAAGGACAACTGTGTCAAATATGTAGCCTCGAAACTCCCAGAGGCGAAGAGCCCACGAGACGTGAACAAGCTTCTGTACCTGACGCACGGACACACGGCTCGTGGACTTCAAAAGGCTTTCCAGATTGACGCACGTGATTTCAACGAAAAGGTGTACGACAAGCGCCTCTTGGAGCACCTCGCCGAGGTCATTTACGGGACGGAGTTTCAGCTCGAAGCCAAGGAGATTCACGAGTTAACGAAGAAGGACTGGAAGGTGACGCTCTTCACGAATTCACCAATCGAATGGGCCGGTCCTGTGGCTCGTGCGATTAGTGATGAGATTTTCGTGGTTTGTGGCGTCGCCGATGGCCCTCTCAAGCCCGAGGCGGCAATGTACACACAGTTTCCGAAACACCTTACTCATATTTTCGTCGATGATTCTCTGAAGAATCTGAAAACGGCCAAACACTCGCCAAACTGGCACCCGGTTCTGTACAACGAGGGACCCAAGACGGACCGTCTCTGGTGCCCACAGGTTAGCTCCATTTGGGAGACGTGCCTTTTTGTAAATTCGGTCGACCAGTGGATCCATGATAACCACTTCAACTCGTAGAGTCTTTCTCAATCCGATACAATATGTACTCGAGATCCAAAAACAACATTTCCACGTTTTTCGTGATTATATTTTGATACGAAAACTTTGGATCGAGTTGTTTTGCAAGTCCTTCAAGGAGTGAATAGGTTCTGAGAATCACGAGGGTCGTAGGGTCCAATTCAACGGGAACCTTGGACGCCTTTTCACGAATCTCCGGTGAGTTTACCGTGAAAGACGTCAAATCGAGTGTATTCAGGTAATCAAAGTACTGTTTAACAAAAATCTTTGTCACCTCGCGATCGCGGACAGTCATTCCCATGAGGACCATGTTGTCCATGACCGCATCGACGTTGCTCGTCTGGACGCCATATACAAAGTCGCGTATCGCCGTCTTGTACTTGTCCGTCACCTTGATTATGTTCCCGAAATCGTACAGAACCAATGAATTTGATGAGAGTCCTAGGTTCCCCGTGTGAAGATCGCCGTGTATGACCCCTTCGTAAAGCAACTGCTCCAGAAACATATTGATAAGCCGTTCAGCCTTGAATGGCGCTCTAATACTCTTCGAGGGTGTATAGTCCATGACTATGACGTCCTGATTAGACAACTTGGAGTAGGGCCTGGGTATCTTCACGTCGTCCCGGTCCCGGTACATGTCCCTGAACAGGGCTATGTTCCTGATTTCCCTTTTAAAATCAAGCTCCGCCAAGAGACCCTGTTCAAACTCCTTGAGCCACGGCTTAACGGCTTCGAGCCCGAAATTGGGGATCAGGGACAAGAGGCTTGTACCGTTTCGTATCAGGTCTAGGTCTTCCTTAATCTGCGCCTCAATTCCAGGTCTCTTGAACTTCAGGACTATGTCCCGATTTTTTAGTTTTCCACGGTGAACTTGTGCTATGGAAGCTGATGCGATCGGAACCGGATCGACGTTTGTGATCTCTTTTGGAATTTTGTTCTGAAATTCAGAAAAATCAACTGGGGACACATTGTCCCTTAGGGGCGCCAAGTCTTTTGAGAATTCTTTACCAAAAATGTCTGGACGATTACTGATAAACTGTCCAACTTTGATATATGTTGGCCCAGCCCCATCAAGTGCTTTCCGGAGCCACTTGCCTCTATCGGCTGGTGGGACCATCTTGAGTCCGATTCCAATTTCAATGGGGCGGACTGAACGTGGTGACCACATCTTCCTCTATTAGGGTTTCCCTATTTTATTTACAAATTTAAGCACGGCTACAATTCCTCGAACTAGATACGCACACGCATGCCTGTAGCACATTACTCCTTGTCAACATTTTCGTCCTCGAGCTCGGGTTCGTCCTCAGCCTCGTCCTCGTCTCCACGCCACTTGTCGCCTCCAAAAAAGTCCTTGAGAAACTTTTGCTCCTCCTTGGCAGTCTTCTTCAGAGCCTCATGAAACACCTTGAACGAGTCCATGCGCTTAGACTCGGCCACGCGCCGGGCACGGGCCAGGCGCTTGGGCAGCTTGAAAACGGGCTGAGACTTGGGCTCAGGGGTGGCACAGGCTCGCACTAGAAGCATTAATATTATAATAGTTTTTATTTTTAAGCGATGGCGTGTTGTCGCGCGTCCCCAGACCCGCTATACGTCGTCCTACCCTATTTCAACTTTTGTGGCTTCAGGCGGCGCCGACAACTGTTTATCGAATTCGTACACAGAATTGCCAAGACTCCGGGAACCCGTCTTCTGATCTCTGAGGCACTGGGACCCGCCCCACTGCCCGAACTCCCAGTGTGGCGTCACCTAAAGCTCGAGACTACACACCCAGTGTGGATAAAGGAGAATCTGGTCAACCTGGGCGTCTCCGAGTTCCCAGAAGACTGGAAGTACATGGCGTGGGTCGACGCGGACCTGACATTTTTGAACAAAAATTGGGTCCAGGACACTTTGAGTGAACTCCGTGCGTACGATATCGTCCAGCTGTTTCACACGGCCGTGAATCTCGGGCCGACCGGCGAATCCCTGAAGATTGACAAGAGCTTCGGGTACATGCACAGGGACAGTGGAACGTCCTACACAAGAACAGACAAGTATGGCTTCTGGCACCCCGGGTACGCTTGGGCGTGTACACGAAAGGCTTTTGAAAAAATGAACGGTCTCATAGACTGGGCCATCCTGGGCTCAGGTGACCGCCATATGGCCCTCGCGTGGATAGGCCGCGTCAGCGACTCGGCACCCGGTACCATAAGTCCAAACTATAGGAACCTACTAAACGACTATCAAAGAGCATGTAGGGGTCTGGAGGTTTCATACGTCCCCGGGACTATACTTCACCATTGGCACGGCCGCTTCGAAGACCGACGATACAAAGAACGTTGGGAAATTTTGACCAAAAATAATTTTGACCCGTGCCTAGATATTTCAGTCACAAATTCTGGTGTGACGTGTCTGACCCGCAAGGGTCTGCGATTGGCGCAGGACCTTCAAGAATACTTCACGGGGCGCCGTGAAGACTCCTGAACTATTTCATCCGTCTAATATAAATGGCGAACTTGGCTATGGCCAAGAAACTCGTGCCGCACCTGAACCCAAAGTGGCCCATGCCCGTCAAGTTCCTGGGTGGCGGTGTCAATGGCCGTGTATATGAGACTAACGATGGCCGTCTTATGAAATTCATTTATAACCACGCACCTCAGGAGTACATGACCCTTCAGAAACTCCAGGGAACTTACGTGGTTCCTAGATTTAAGAAAGGGGATGGCGTAGTTAAGGGGCTGGATGCGGGCGCGTCAAAATCAGTTCGAAGGAACATGTTTCCATCGACGAATCAATCCAACTATCTTACAGCATTTGTGATGGGCCGCGCCGGTGGTTCACACGGTATGACCCTGACCAAGTACCTAGAGGCGTACCCATCCTATAATATGACCAATGTCCAGCACAGAGTCAAGTACCTGATTGAGCAAATGGCGCTGCGCGGAGTGTCACATGGTAACCTACACTCAAATAATATCATAGTGACAGCGACCCCTTCGGGTCGCATATCGGGTATGTGGGCTATAGACTTTGGGCGGTCTCATCGTTTAAAGGTTGGAAAAACTGAACGTGAAACAATGAAACGTCTTCCTCTCAACGAGATGCACACTACACACTCGACCTTTTCCCATCGCAAACACAAAAACGTCCCAGTCCGTGAAGGGTCTCGGGCCAACGTTCATATGATGGGTGTTCATTACAACCATCGTCTTTCACCCTCGTGGGAGCGCCGTATCGCCAATATCCGTAAGCAGGTCCGGGAGGAAATGAAGCAGTACAAGAGTCCGAGACGCAGCGCTCCAAAGGCCAAGTCCCTGAGCCTCAAGCGAAAGAGCGTCTCCGCAAGTTTGCGTCGGGGTCGAAGCGCGTCGCGTACCATGCCCTAGGCGCCTTGCCCTTCGTAACGAGCACATACTTGTAGACCCGCGCAACAGCCCACTGAGGCGCCGTGGCCCCTGGACGGCTCCCGCCCGTCTTCCACGCCTTCAGGCCTCTATTGTAGACCGTGTTGAGCGTCGAACGGCTTATTCCCGTACGACGCGCGATAGCCTCTTTATTGAATTTGAGACCTGGATAGGTCTTGTGAAATAACATCGTCCATTTAGACTTTTGTTTCGTCCCACCCTTGTTCGACCGTCCCAGCCGCAACTTGCTGTAGGGAACCCTGCGTCTTTTCAAAAGTTCCAATTCTCTTCTCAATTTCATGGAGTGACTCAGACCTGTAAAGTACCTCTCGGGCCAAGCGCGTCTGAGAGTCACATGACGGGGTCTCATTTAATTTATTGTAGGATAATAAATGTACAGCAACCGAAACAATGCAAACCTCATGGAGGAGCTCGAGGGTCGCCAAATGGCCCTCGCTACGGTGAACATGCCAGCGAGCTACAAAAATGTATACAAAGCCCAGATCGCAGGTCTCAAGCAGGAGCTGGCCCGTCGTTGGCGCGCCGCGGCGATGGCCAAGAACGAGCCTCGGCGTCAGGCTCGGGCAGCCAAGGTTATTCAGAAGGCTTTCAAAAACGTGTATTATACGCCCAATAACGGAACAGGACTGCGTGGTCGCGGCTACCGCATGGCCGTTGCTCGTATGCGCGGAAACAACACCTCTCAGATAGGCCCACGTGAACACATAACACGTGTTCTCAAAACCAAACTGAACAACCTCCGCCGTCAGACGAACCGCGGTGCGATGGTGAACATCTATAATAGCATGGAGCGCAAATGGAAGAAGGCTGGTGGCGTGTACGGTGCCAACGTCATGAACAACGCGCAGAAGATCATGTTCCGTGCAGGTCTCATTTAAAGCCGTGCCGTGTTATTTTACAAACTCAATGGGTTGGGGAATTTCCATCGACCAAGACGAGAATGGCTTCGTCTACTGCCAAGACGCCGACTTTGAGACGGGCCCAGAGGACTACGAAGGCTGTCCGCCGTGCAGTTATGACATGATCTACGAAGGTGTTGAGGATCATCACAGCGAGATTGATTGGGCCCGGGACGAGCAGGGCGTCGACTCGGCTCGGGCACAGGCGTGGGAAGCGTTCGCATGTGCCAAGGGGCGCTGGGACCGCCTAGATGACGCTGAGCAGTGGAAGATTCACGGGGAGTGGATGACTCAGAAACGCGCTGAAATCAAGGAGTGTGTGGTGGACAAGGAGGCGCGAAAGGCGAAGAACAAAGAAATTGCTAATTTCAATCATGCGCCGGTGGTGAAGCTCGAAGACGAAATCAAGGCTCTGGAAGCACAGTTGGCCCGGAAACGCGCCGAACACGCCGAGCTCCGCGCACCCCTCACGAAACTCGAGGCAGAGTACGCCAAAATCACACAACCCGACCGGACCAAAAAGGAGCTTCAGGAACTCGTGGAGCTCGAAAAGGCATGGGCTCGTGGGCGTTAATACACAACCAAAACCTTCTCACCAGTCTCTAGCGCGGCCCTCATCTTCGTCAGCGTCTTCTGTACAGAGACCTTCACGTCATCGAACGCCCCCTCCTTGAATTCCTCTTCAAAATTGTCCACATCGGTTTTATTCAAAACCATAGGTTTGTTGCGCCAAAACAGCACTTCAGTGAGGCCTGAATCGTAGGCCTCATTGAAGTCCTTGGGGGTCTTGAACGTTTTTTCCTGATAAAGGTTGTTGACCCATCCGACGACGTCGGGGTGGTCAAACTCACCGAGCTTGGTCTTCCACTGAGGCATCGCAAAGCCGATGAGCTTGCGCTTTGGCGCGTACTTCACGGGAAGGGTCGCAAACTTGAGCATTTTTGGGTGGAATTGAGCATGATTTTGGGAAACCCTGGGCCTCACAAGACACGTAAGTTTTTATATCTTCTAAAGCATAACGTACACGACTCAACTGCACAAGTGTCAATATGGAATTAACAAAAGTCACGTTGCGTATATAATTTTAGATGATGTTCTGCATGTGTATCTAGGTTCTCCAACCTTTAACGCGACACAGACCGTGTGAGTGGTTCGCGTATTTCTACTGTACAGCCTTTGGGTTCAAAGTCGTACTGCTTTTTAATAGCCTCACGGGTCCGAGTGTACTCGTGAGAGAGGTCAAACCAAAGAGCCTCTTTACACCGCTCGTGATCGATGACGCCGTTCACGGGTTGCATACAACTCGCGCACCACATTGCGTTATAAACGCGACACTCCTCTAAATAACTCAAGGGATTCCCGTGTACAAACGCGCGATACGCGGAGGCCATCCCCTCTTTATGAAGGTTTCATAATCTCCGTGTGGAATCTTGCCAGTGAAGGGAAACAAGCACATACTATTAAATATCAAAAGATTCAAAGAGCTCCTCAACAGGTGACTTTTTCGAGAGGCCATCGGGGCCCATCACCTCCTCAAACCACTTGCCGTGCGGTCCGCATCTCTTGGCGTCGTATCGCACGAGCTTGGCGAAATCGTGGTAAACCCTTCCTTTGCTCACAGCCACGATCGAACGGGCGCACGTCTTGTCACCGTGATTGTAATACAGGCAAACCTTACAGAGGGCTGACGGGCTCATTTGATGTTCATAAGGTTGTTGGCTCTAAGACCATATCTTCGAGTATAGCAATCTTGTTGCGCGTCAGCTCCTCGACTGTTTTCACGTCCAGCACGGCAAGGGCTTTTTTGGCAATCAAGACCTGTTCCAGAAGCTGAATATGCATGTGAGAAAATGCCTGATGTACGCTCTTTTGAATTTCAGTCTCGTCAACTCCACGAAGACGGCACTTATCTTCAAATTCACAAATCTTCATCTTATGGTTCTCGAGCCTCTTCCGGGCTTCCTCTAGGTTATTTTCGCACATTTCCCGATACTTTCCATAGTCCCATTTGTTTTGGGGAATACTTGCTGCATACTTTAGGGCTTCGTTGACTTTTGCAAGACGATCCATATACTTATTCACACGCGCGCCGTCTCTAAGACCCACGCCGCCCCGGAAGGCGGCCAAGGACCCTCGTTCGTCCGCCGCCACCTCGGATCCTTTGCGAAAATTCCATTAGATTCTTCATTCGCATCGACCCATAGAGGTTCTTTTACTTTTGAAATTACTTTATTGACAAGCTTGGTCGCAAGACCCTTGCGTTTTTCGGCGACGCAGAGATCCCCGAGGATCCATTTGTCACCCCATTTCTGAAGGGTGCACAAGGCCATGACCTTTGATCCTTCTCTAATCGTGTATAATCTGTCAAAGCATTTAGGATTCCAAATGCTTTCACCGATACCAAAGTTTTTACTAATAAGTTCGTCCATTGCTTTACAAACGCGACGCGCCTCTAAATACGTGCGTAACACTGATTTGCCCAGTGTCCCGCCCGTCCACATCTGTAGCAGTTCCCACCTCCGCTCGGGCGCCTACGCGACCCACACGAACGTTCATGACGTTCGGCCTGTTGGCGTGTGTCAAATTCTGAATCACAGTATTCGCACCCCCATACCTCTATAGTTCGCGCATAGCATTGACTCGCCCAGTGCCCTTGACGGTTACACTTGAAGCACACATCAGTCGTGCCGCGAATTTCACGCCGTAGAGATTCTATAGACTCTTCCGGGAGCTCAATCTGGGTATACGCACCCCCACGAACGTTATTAATTCCATACTTCTCCATATACTCCTTGGTCATCTTGTCCTCTTCGAACCGTGAAACGTTCTCACGGATTTCCGCTACTTTCAGGGGGCGATGTTCTCGCGTCCATGCGGCTCCAGAACCAGATAAATGGCTCTCGAGGCGCTGTTCTACATTATCGGATTTTCCTATATAGTATTTTCCATCGGCCAATTTTAGGGCGTAGACGTTCGTTGTCATTTATATCGCAAAAGCTTATTTCTCTAATACTCAAGGGGCTCAACAGGTTTATCACGAGAATCAATATTGCGTCTCAACAGCGCGAGCTCTACGGCTTTTACGGAAAGCCTACATTTTAATGAAATTTCATTAATATTCATTCCATTCGTGTAAAAGTTGGCAGCCATCTTGCGTTGACGAGAAAGGATGGCTCCCTGGGTTCGACGGTGTGAAACTGAAATTTCATCAAGTTTCAAACCAGCGGATAATTCTTCTAAAAGTTGCGCCTCTTCATCTGATGTCCATGCGCGTCCAGCCATTTTCTACTTATTTTACAAACGCGACACGCCTCTATATAGCTCGAGCGCCTCCCACGTGAAGACGCCCGGTAGTTCCCCGCAGATCCGGATAGCCTCTTCGCGCGTCTCCACGTAGACCAAGTTGGCGCTCCCGTATTTGAGTTCACGGATGACGTAGATCATTCTCGGCTAACTTTTACGGGCTCCACAGCCTTAACAGGAAACCACCAGTCAATAATCTCACCCATGCGAATCGCTAGATACATCAACGCCGAACTGACCCGCGCGGACATTTTGGTATGGCGGTCGATTACAACGTTCCATGCCATAACCTTCAAGTCCGGGTTAGTTTCACGAGCACAGTACATTTTGTAATAAAATTAAACTCGGCCTTAACTGACATACTTGGACTCTTCGATGACCCGGTCAACCTTCTTGAGGCGTCGTTCCAGGCACCCCAAAAGGACAAAAGTGTACATTGCTACAATCCCCGTAAGAATCACGAGACCTTTCATGTCAGCCGTTTCCATTCATTAAAGGGGCCGAGAGCTCCTTAACTAATGAACATCTACGCCAAGGCTCTGGCCGTCATCTTGGGTTCACACGTCGTGAGATGGGCGGCTGAGTACGCCTATTTCACGCAGTGTGCTGGTTTTTGGACTTCAATTTTCGCATGGAATTCGCCAACGTGCAGGGGCCTTCGATGGGCGGCCGACTCGGTCATGACCAACGTTGTCGCGATCATCACCGGTCATGCGACGAAGCTCATTGGGATTTGAGTTCCTGTACCTCAACGACGAGTTGTTGACCGCCGGGCGCCTGATGGAGAGCGCCGTCGGGTCGTTCCCCCGTTCACAGCAGAGCGCACAAGTCTCCACTGTGCCGCCGTCATGTATACACCACCCTGAGGGGGACGGAGGTTGCGAGCAGCCGTGGCGGGCATCGTACGCGCCATTCTCCGGGCGCGATTTGCAGGAGTCCAATTCGGGCTACGAGTCGGAGTCGTACGATGAATTATCGTGTTACGCGGCGAACGACGACGTGGCGATGGCATTACTATTAACATGTAAAAATATTTCGTTCGTTGAATGGAATCCCGTTGAACCGGGTAGTAGCTGCTGACGTGTAAGCCCCCATGCGTGGCCAGACGATCCAGTCACCCTCCTGGAGACTTTCGGGCAACGAAATTTGTTTCGAAATTATGTCACCCCCATCACACGTGGAGCCGAAGAGAGTCCTTGGGACTCTCCGTCCTTCAATTTCGTTTCCAAATTTGTCGAGGAAAAATCCTGGTAAAGGTTCGGCATGGTCAAAAAGTACGCAGTTGAAAGCCCCATATAAAGACTCTGAAATCGTCACGCCTCCCCCCTTGACCCCCATGACCGGTGTCACGAGGGTGGCCATGTGCTCGACCATGTACCTTCCGGGCTCGGCTATGAAAATGAATTTTGGATCTAAATTGGAAATAGTTTCATTGATCTGCTCAGGTACCGGACCGAGGTCAAAGACGTTGGTCGATGAGAACCCTCCCCCGATGTCTATTATTTTTGGATCAAAATTGAAATTTTTGGAAAGCTCGACAGCCTCCATGGCCAACATAATTCCATTCTTAAATGCCGATGGGTTCTTGGCCATCGACCCCACATGGAAGGAAATTCCTACAAGGGCCAAACCTAGGGTCTGGCACCGGGCCATGAGGGTGGACCATTCATGTTTTTCGGCTCCGTATTTTATTCCTAAATTGCAACGAGCCTCTGGGTCGTCGGCCCGGATACGGAGGACGACCTGGTGCCATCCCCCCTCCGCGAGTTTTTCCAATTCACACTCGGAATCGAAGGTGGTCAATTTTATATTTAAATTCTTTGCGTGTGCAATCTCTTGGCGGCGTTTGCACGGGTTCGCATAGATGATCCGTTCTTGCTCGACGCCCATTCCTAACACGAGATCAATCTCGGCCGGACTTGCGCAATCGAACGAAGAACCCAAGTTCGCAAGGACGTTTACGATTCTTGGATCCGGATTACACTTGACGGCGTAGAATGGACGGATGGTCGGGAATACCCGCGTCCACTCTTTGTACGCCCGTTCTAGAATGCCCAGTTCGTAAACGTAAAAGGTATCTTCAGGTTTTTGAGTGTGGAGGAGGTTCGTGAGAACCCCGACCCCGACCATCAGAAGTAAGACTTCTAGGTGTCCTGGAGATTTT